CTTATTAAAGATGATAGACAGATTGAATGAAAAAATTAAAAATAATTGGCAGATAAACGAGTTTTATGGATGATATTATTACTATATTTGTAATCATTAGTTTATCCACTACATGGGTAGACTATGCACAACCGATGATTAATCGGCTTAATTTCAAGCCTTTTAATTGTTCTTTTTGCTTATCTTTTTGGATAAGTCTTTTTTCATATTTTGTTTTGTTTTCAGGCGTGGCTGTATTAGCTGCGCCTTTATTATTAAGAATCATAGAAAGACGTTTATTATGAATGTAAAAGAAGTTATAGAACATTATAAAGAATCTCAGACAATGCCGTCTAAATGTCATTTAAATTGGTTAAAAGAAAACTTTAATCCTATTTTAAAGTCTTTAAACAGTAGGTTAAATATATCGTGGGGCTGCTCTAATTGTGTAAGAAATTATATGCATATGCTTTGCAGTTGGTATGATACCGAACTAGAAAAAGAAGCAGCAGTAATTAAAAAAGTAGTAAAAAAGAAAAAGAAAACTAATAAAAAAAATGTCAAACAAACTAAAAAATAAGATCACTTATGGCTATTACATTGATGAAGATGGACTCTACTTTAAAAGCGAAAAAGATGGTGAAGCTTTAGAGTGTTTTGATATTAATGGCGTTGCAAGTGTTTCTTTACAATTTGGTGAGATAGATATTTTACATTTATGTTATATAACAGATGAAGATGATGATATATTGGATGGATAATTTTGATACAGAATTAATGAAGCGTAGATTAACATATAAAGGAAATAGAGTTTATATTAAACACTTAACTAACAAATATGCTTTAGTAAGCTACTCTAATCAAGCTAAGAAGTTTAAGGTAGATATTAAAGATTTAGCAGATTTGAAATAATGCTTACAAAAAAAGAGATAAAGCACTACAAAACAATACATGGCTGTAAAGAGTTTAGCCTTTATCTTAGATATATGGAAGTTTATAAACGTTGGAAGTGTTTACCTACTTCTTTTATTTTACAAGTTCTTAAAAACAGTGAAGATAGCCCAATTAATAAAGATACTAAAAAAGGAATTAATAGACAGAACAAAAGGAAAATACAAAAGCAGCTGGCTAATAGCACAATTAGAAATAATAGAGTTAAGTAATAGAGAATATCCACAATGGGTAAAAGACTTAATTAAACAACATGAAAACAATAAGTAGCTATCAAAGGTTAAAATATAAAAAGCTAAATGCTGAAAAGGAACTTGAGCATATTAAAGATGACTTAGAAGCTATTATATTAAGACCATACAGCAGCAGAGCTAAAAACGTAAGACAGGAAATTAAACTAAAACATGAATAAATAAAACAATTAAAATGAAAGTAAAAGAAATAGAAAATATTTTATTTGGTGTATATGAAAAGGGTGTAAAACAAGAAGATTGTGACCTAACAGAAGTATATGAGAAATTGATAAAACTATTAAAATGAAAGTAAAAGAACTAATTAAAATATTAAGTAAATATGAACCTGAAACTGAAATATGTTCAGGATATATTTGTAAGAATGCACAGTCACATTATGATTTAATAATTAAAGAGAGTCATCCAATTGGTGATAGAGATACTGAAGAGGAATTATTATTGTGGTTAGGATTTGAAGATAATGAATGCATATGATATTTTTAGATTAAACACAAAGTATGAGTAAAAAACTAACACCTAAGCAAAGAAAGTTCGCTGAAGAATACGTTAATACAGGTAACGGCTCTGAGGCTTATAGACGTGCTTATGATGTTAGACCTAATACAACAATAGACAGCATAAAAGTAAGAGCAAGTGAACTATTAAAAAATAGTAACATATTAGTAACTATTGAACAGCTACAGGAACAACAGGCTAAGAAGTTTGAAATAACACGTTCAGACGTTGCTAAAGGTTACTTAGAAATAATACAAGCATGGCGTAGTTTAATGCAGTTAGCAAGCAAAGAGGAACTAACTAAGGATGAAAAACAAAAGTTTTATTTACTTAAAGAAATGGTTAAAGGCTCAGATTATCGCGGTGCTTATGATAGCTTGGCTAAGATGTTTGGATTAAACGAACCAGATAAAGCGCAAATAGATCAAACCATTAGAGAAATACAGGTAGTTATTAATCGTGGAAGTAACGGCAATATTTGAACGTAATTACGATAGTACAGCTAAAATAGTTGTTAATCGTGGTGGTACTCGTAGCAGTAAAACATATAGCATAAATCAAATATGTGCTTTATGGCTTATAACTGGTAAATATGGTGAGAATGAATATCTAAGTGAGGGAACGTGGACAAGCGTAAGAAAATACAGAACTAATCTTGATGGCACTATAATACGCGACTTTGAAGAGATATTAAAGTCTAATAATTGGTATGATATAGTACAACATAATAAAACTAAAAAAACTTATAAGTTTAGAAACCGATTAGTTGAGTTTATAGGCGCAGATGACCAGCAGAAGCTTAGAGGTGCAAAGCGTAATATATTGTACTGTAATGAGGCTAATGAGCTTGAATATAAGCAAGAATTTTTTCAGCTACTTATGAGAACAGAAAACAAGATATTTGTTGACTTCAATCCTGATGATGAGCAAGTATGGATTAACCAGGAACTTGAAATAAAGCGTTCTAAAGAGGTTGGCGATGTTGATGTAATAGTAAGTAACTATAAAGACAATATATACCTACCTAAGAGCTTAGTTAAAGAAATAGAATACTTACAGCAAACAGATAAAGAGTTTTGGAAGATATACGGACTTGGTGAGTATGGCAATATTTCAGGCGTGGTGTTTGAGAATGTTCATTATGTTAATACAATGCCAGATTGTAAATTAGTGGCTGTAGGCTTAGATTTTGGTTACTCATTAGATCCAAGTGCTGCATTAATGGTTTATAGAAAAGACAATGAATTATATTTAAAAGAAATACTATACGAAAAAGGATTAACTAACCAAGATTTAGCAGAACGTCTTAAACCAATTATAGGTAGAACTGAAGTGATATGTGATAGTGCAGAACCTAAAAGCATTGAGGAATTATATAGATTAGGTTTAAACAGCAAACCAGCAGTTAAAGGCAAGGATAGTATATTAAACGGTATCGACATATTAAAGCGTTTTAAAATCAATGTGGTAAATAGTAGCAATTTAAAAAAAGAGTTTAGGTCTTATAAATGGGCTGTAGATAAATACGGAAATAGCTTACAAAAGCCAGTAGATAAATTTAATCACTTATTGGATGCTTTGCGCTATGTAGCTTTAATTCACTTAAAACAACATAATCGCGGTTGGTATTCAATACGTTAAATTAATTCTATCTGTAAAACATAGCATTACTATAGCATTACTATAGCATTGCTGTAGTAACACTTTAGCATTAAGATAAGATAAGAAAAGATACATACAAGTATCTTTATCAATACAATACTTAAAACAACAAAAAAAAACGTTAAATTAAAATAAAGCGTTTTAAAGCATTATTTTTTACTTAGGTATATAAGTATATAACTTTGTTATTATAATTGCTTAGAAGTTATTAAAATAGTGTTTAAACGTGTTTTAGTGTTTATGTTTAAGCTTAATAAATACTTTAAATAAAAAAAAGTTTATACAAACGTGTAATTATTGAAAAAATTTATATATACTAAGTATGGCAAAGAAAATAGAATTAACAATACCAACAAGTTGGGATGATATTACAATAGGTAATTACATTGAATTAAGACCTGTACTATCTACTAAAATGAATGATGTAAGCAGAGTTATTAATATACTTTGTGTATTAACTGGTAAAAAACGTGAAGAAATTAAAGAATTAAATATTAAGCAATATAAAGAGCTTATAAAAAAAATGTCATTCTTAAATACTGAATTACCTAAAGAACTTGAAAAAAGAAGATTTATAATTGGTGGTAAATGGTATGAATTTAAATATGAAGCTGATAAATTACTGTTTGGCGAATATATAAACGTGATGGAAATACTACAAAAGTCTAATAATAATGAAGATGTGATCTTTGATAATTTACATAAAATACTTACTATTATTTGCAGACCTGTATACAAAACAATGTTTGGTTTTAAGGATGCTGAAGTAGATAGTGAAGTGATTCGTGAAACTGCTGAAAACCTTTATAAGAATATGACAATAACAATAGCTTATCCAATAGGTGTTTTTTTTTACAATCACTTACCGAATTTAACTCAAGATATAAAAATTTCTTTGATACAGACAGCGAAAAAGAAAATACAAGAAGCAAAGGAAATAGTTT